CTTTTATTTCTACTAGTTTATTCTCGGCCTTCGCTTTCTTGGTTTCTATGAAGCCGGAAACCGCTTGCCCGGCAACGCCGAGCAAGGGTTTTAATAATAACTGTAACACGAGACTAAGCCGCTCCTGTGGTCATTTTCCACAGAATAAATAGAACAACGACGACAATAATACCGGCTTTAATCCAGTCTTTCATGCCCCAGTCGTTCCATTCTTTGAGCCAGCCCCAAAGATCTTTGATGAGTTTCATATATCCTCCTAATGTTCCGTTGGATTCAAATCCATGTCTGAATCAAACTCAACAGTTGCTACAGGCTTGATCACTTCCTGTAATTTTTCCAATGCTTCTTCTATATCATGTTCACAATTTGCGCAATCACAAGATGCACATTTTCCACTGTTACTGTGATGACAGTTGTGGTCACAATTTTTACAAAGAGACATTAGTGTAATGTTGCTTTTTCGATTTGATATGGCTGCTCCATGTTGTCAGCAAACAGATGAATCATCAGTTGCGTTTGTTCCGGGCCCAATCTATTTAAATAGATTGTTTTTGCAACAACCATCAATGACGCGCTCAGTGCCATTGGATCGTTCTTGTATTTTTCCGCAAAATGAAAAACGTCGTCCAATATAGTTTGAGAATAAGTCATTTGTCTATACTTTTTTTTATTTTTATTTGTTGTCACTTGTTTTATGAGGTCTATGATGCGCTAAAGTTGTTTCAGATCGCAACATAGCGATATCTTCTTGACTCTGTATCTTCTCTTTATCAATTTTATCCTTTTGTTCCAATTTTTCCTCTTCAAAACCCAATTTTTCAGCGTCAAGGTCTAGTTTTTTCTCTTCAGTGTCCTTGCGTTGCTGTATTTCTTGCGCTCGAAGATTCAATTCCTGCTGTTTAAGGTCAATTAACGGATCAGAGTCCTTTTGATTCAAATATTCTTGCTCCTCGGCTACCAATTCCTCGGTAATTTCCACAATTCGCTGTGCAACCTGTTTTTCAATCTCCATTTGGAACTGTTGCTGCAATTGTGGTGGCATTTGACCACCAAATTGCGCCGCTTGCTCCTGCATTGCTTGTTGATTTTGTTTCATCACTTCTTCTCGTGCCATAAAGGAGATATGTTCCGAGATATGCGACTGCAAAATGCCCATTGTCGGCGGATTATTCGCCACTAAGAAAGAACTCATGAATGCCTGATGGGCATCAACATGCGCAGCATGATCCTGGCCTTGAAAAGCTTGCAATTTCATCATCTGTAAAGACTTCGAATTTTCCATGGCAGGATCTTCCGGTTGTGGTTGCTGCGGGGGAGGAAGTATCATGTCAATATCCCGTACGCCAAGTGCTTGGTACATTCTTCTGTATGCCTCATGCATGTTATGCATTGGAGGATTGGAAGTTGCCATTTGCAATTGTGTTTGCGCTAGTGTCACACGCTGTGACATCGAGAATATGTTAGGATCAGAAATAGGTAGAATATCCACCCGTTCATCGAAATCTTGTTGCTTGATTATTCTGTTGCCGCCTCGTACCGCGTACGGATATTCCGGTGGCAAGCTTTGTGCTAAAACTTTTGCCAGTAATTTAAACTCTACTTTTTGTCCGTAATGCAAACGCTTGTGAATCGCGTTCATAACCTTTGTTCCGCGTTCCATGATTGCCATGGTCGTTCCCACAGGATTGGCCTGTGAGCCCTCGCCCATCTTGTTATCGGCAATGGACGCAAAGCGTCTTCCCGCCTCGACAACAAAACCTAGGAGTGCAAACAGTGTCTGTGATGGTTCCTTGTACGGAATCAGCATCAGGGATTCACGGATCGCGCCTCCCGGTGCATCTACATCCCGGAATTCTCCAGGTTGGAGAGGTTGGTCATCGTCCCGAACGCGCAGCCCTCTTGCTTTAAAGCCTGCGGGGAGATTGGACAACGTACCTGCATCGATAAGTTGTCTAAGCGCTGAGGTAGCTGTTCTTGATAAACCCCCGAGCATGTGGATAAGGCCAAAGCCATAAAAGCCAAGGCCAGGTAAAAACTTGTAATGGACAAAATAGGAAATCTTTTTGCGAAGGGGATCTTGCTCTTCATAGTTGCGGTAGATGGATAGCACTTTTCCCGATCCCTCGTCAATGGTAACAACGTAGGGCAGTTTGATGCCCGTTGGCTCGTTTTCCAATGTATCCTCAAACCCGACAATATCCAGGTCACAGTGAAATTCCAACAAAAGAATTTCTTCCGCATTGATTGTTTTCTCCGCGCCTTCCAGCTTGTCATAGGTTTGCTTTGCTTCATTGGGATCCGGTTCCTGCATGGAGATATCAATATCCCTGTACATGCCGCCGACTTGTTTCTTGCGAAGCTCATTCCCCATCATCTTAACGACGTGAGTAATGCGCTCACATGATTCCATGTCCGTTGAGACATACGGAATGACAACGTCTTCGGCTGGAACAAATTTTGAAACTGCCCTGCCTTTGACTTCGTCGTAATATACTTTACGGAATGCGCTGCCTGCCAATGGCAGGTGGAATAGCATCTGATCGAGTTCCTGGTCATACTCTTCCATGACATAGGAAATCTGATAGTTCATGAATTCCTTGACACGCTGAGCCTGCTCCTCGACCTCTGGTGTTATTTCACCCACGATCTGCGTTCGAACGGGTCCTTCCGGTGGTAGTAGTTCCTTGTACGCCTGCGCCTGAAACTGCGTTACCGTTTCCGCCAGAAGCGGATGCGTGACGCCCGTTGCACCGGCAAATGGCTTGGAGCGATCCTCATACTTGAATCCCAGTAAATCCAGTCCGTCGCTATAGGTCTTGAGCCACGAGCTTCGTGCGTCCTTGTCGGCCTCGTAGTCGCCCACGAGTCCCTTGGACAAGCTCTGTAGTTCATCATCTGGAATCACTTCCGCAAGGTTCGAGTTGAATGCGCCTCGTCCTGACATATCAGGAAGCGGATTGACGATCGCCGATCCATCCTCCATCATCACCGCGTTGTTCTCCATTCCGGGCAATGCAATTTGGGCCTCGGAATTAGGCTCTATCTCTAAATTAATATCTTCATTTACTTTTTCTATGGCCATAATGATCCTAATCCTAATTTACTTCCTATCAATTTCATTTTATCATCTGATTCCATAAACGTTTGATACTTGTCCTGTACTGTTCCAGCCAGTTTTCCTAGATCAGAAGTATTTTCTTGTTTCAATTCATCTTGGGCATTAAACATTCCCATTATTATTACATCCTGTATTCCTTTAAGATTTTCCTCTGTCGGTTTGTAATTCATTTCTGCCATAAATTGATAGGCTATCTTATCAGTATTAATATCTGGACTATTCTGCCTTAGCATTTCACTTTTCAGCATCTCTTTTATTACATTCATGTCGTTAGAGGAAAACTGATGCTTGGACGGAATTGTTTCACCACCATTTCTATAACCAAGTGGCTGTGTCATGTCATAGATATCCGCCATGCCTCCTCCTTTGTATGTTAATGGTTCCTGTGATATTCCCGTAGCCTTTTGTATTTCAGGCTGAGTTGCCACTCGGGATGATATATCAAGCATTGTACCCCAAGGTGTTGCTGATAGAAATCCTGGAAATCTGCTGATTGCTGACTTTATCAATGTTTTTGTCACGCCTTTCACATGGCCGAACTTCTTGTACATTCCGTCAACCATATTCTTAATTCGGTCTCCCTTATTCTTAAATTTTTTCAGGCCTTTTTCTTCCAGTTTTTTCCCCTCTTCCCAAATTTTCACATTGCCCGGCGCACCTTCTGTGCCCGGCACAATGCCAATTGCCTGTTCAAGATTGAACTTTCCGGCGTGCGTCATAATGTTCTGGTATGTTGGCGCATTCTTCAATAGCAAGCCCTTCTTCTTCCATATGTTCCTTATCCTTTGATTAATGAAATTCTTCTTGCCCGCCAGATCCGCATTGTCAATTCCGTGACGCTTCAGTGTATTATGAAAATGATTAAAGTCTCTAAAATTTGCTATCTTTAATAATTGCTCAAAAGCTTTTTTATCAGCGCGGATGGACGGCCAACTTTTTGCACCGGTAAATCCCACCGGACCACCCGGTGCATAGCCCGGCAGCGAGGCAAGTCCGCCTTCCGCTCTGCCCAGGTCCTTGTCGGACAGACCGCTCAGCAAATATTCCTCCAGCGCCATGAACTCGTCCCTCCTTAGGTCAAAGTAGTTCGCCCTTTTTTGCATTTCGATTTCGTCTGGCATAATCTCTCCTACGCCGATGAGGCGGCTCGCGCCGCCACTCGGCTAACCCAGTCAGGGGTGCGTGCGTTTAAGGCTGACTGGTAACTCATTAATTTTTCAAAGGTCGTGTTAAACTGTTAATTCCAACAAGGCCTCCACGTTTATATGTTAGTGGTTTAGGTTCCATTAATTGTTTCGCTGCCTCGGACTTAGTCGCTAATCTTGAACCAATGTCCGACAGCAATCCCGCAGGAGACATTTTTAATCCACTCATACCTAAACTTTTTGCTATTTTAAGCAAATCATCAGAATAATTTTTAACTAATCGCTTTGCTATTTGATGACTATTTTCACCGGAAAAAAATTTAAAGACAGGTCTTTTTAAGTCATTTTTATAATGCTTAATGCTACTCTTTAATTGATTAACTTCTGATTTAATCTCCTTTGCATCATCCGCTGAAAGTCCTTTGTAATCAAATTTAAGGTTTTCAATTTCCACTAGTAATACTCCATTTGTT